ACTTCACAAGCTTTTGAGTATAAAGAACCGAATAGGGTTTTAATTCTAGACTTATCAATATCTGTTTCAGTATCTTCAATACATCTATTTAAAATAGACATCGTATTCTCTTCTTCACTAATATCTAAATCTTCTCCATGTAACCATCCTTGATTATAATCAAAGTTTTCAATAACTTTGAGTTCTTCTACACCAACAGTATACAGTTTATCAATAAACTTTTCAAAGTCTTTTGGTTTTGTTTTTTTACGAACAATAACTTTAACGATTTTACCGGCATATTCTGAAGCATTAAACATCTGATGAGGAGTATCTTCATAATAGATGTTGTAGAACATATGATTGGGATTATCAACCTGTTCTAAATCGTATGTCTCAGTATCAAAGAGATGGAAGCCTCTAGGGTCGTTAACATCGTTCCAATACAATTCATAAGGATTTCCCAAATAAAAGACTTGACCATCGTTACTACGAGTGTGATAGTGTCCAGTAAATACACGATCAAATTTCCTCAAATACTCTGCTTCATATCCACGGTCTTGCATGAACCCACGATAAGCAGCAAACCCGTTAAGTTCTAAATGCCCAACAGCAATTTTTGCAGTGCTCTTATTAATAAGGTTTAGAGTTTGCTGTTCATTCTCTTTATTAATCCAAGAGATAAATGCAAATTTTGTACCACCAATCAAGTGCTCTGCATAATCAGTGATAGGGATGATGTTATCATACTCTCGTAATAATAAATCGATTGTATTAATTGAGTTATTATTTTTGTAATAGGCAGTATGATTACCCACAACAGTGTATACAGTGATCCCCATATCACGGAGACGATCGTAGTAATTCTCTTTAGCCCATTTGAGAGACCAGAAGTCAATGCTCCGACGATTGTCGAAAGTATCTCCCATATCGATAATAGTTGTGATACCCTCAGCAAGAAGAGTAGGAAAAAAGGTTTCATCATAAAATTTTAAAAAATAATCATGAAACAATTTACTGCCCTTACGAGCACCAAAGTGCTGATCAGTTATGATTCCAATTTTCATTTCAAATGATGTGGTTTGTGTTCTCTATCCATAGGTAAGGATGAAATTACTGGAGATTTAGTTTTGTTTTTAATGACAATAAATTTATCTGCAGCAAATGTACCAGCTATCTCAATCGCAATTTCATCACCATCATCCCATACTGGATCACCGTTCTTTTTACGCATGTCCATGGCACATGCTATTTCATCAATTAGATTTTGAGTCAGTTTCATTTACTTTACCTTGTTCTAGATCACGAAGTCTTTTACGCCAATACCCTCTATCAGAATTATCTCGACATGGGTCTGATTCTTTTACTTGCTTAGTAAGACGCTCTCTGTCGTTCATCTTGATGTCCTGTATTGAATGTTATCTTTGATGGTGTTGTAGTCGCTTGTAGACCCGTTAGCTCCATCTTCAATAACCATTACTTGATCATATCCAGTTCTTTCAATAATTTTTGTTTTAATTTCTAATTGCTTTTTTTCTTTCTGAATTCTACGAAGAAATGCGTAGTAAATAATCTGAGTAAAATATGCAAAAGGATTTGTTGATTTCTCTGGATTGAAGTTATGAATATATTGTACACAATTCTCAATACCATCACCAATCATATCCTCTCGGAACATATAGTTCACGAAGTTAGGTTTGTATGAAAGGTGCGTAGCAATCTTAAGAAAACAGTCACCCAAATAATTACTAATAGGTGGAGGAGTATCTCCATTCTCTTTAGCAAGTCTTGATTTGATGCGATATTCAACCATCGCATCTAACAATTCTTTATTATTTACATAATGTTCAGATCTTTTTTTAGGCATATCTGCTGTAGGTTCATGTTTATATTATAGCACAACTTGACAAACTATGCTTTTCTCTGTAGAATAACTTTGTCGAAGTTCAGAAGCACTGTATCTTAGCTTTGAAGCTTAAGCATGAGTTGCAATGCCTGCTCTAGGATCACACTCTAACTGTAGAAGCTGTTCTAGTTTTTCTTTTGCAGACTTAACGCTTCCTCTGTATCCCATTTTTTCAGATGGTTTTACTTTGCCGCTAGATCTAGTGTTGATTCCCATTCTATCTTCAGCAGCGTCAATTATATAATTTGTATAATAATCAATCATTTCATTATCACTCTCAACTTCTGTCATTGTAATAATTTGTCTCTTGTCAATAAAATAAAATTGATCATTAGGAACATGCATCCATGGTTCAACTCTTATAAAAGAGCCTCTTGGTCCATGTATTGTTTCAATACAGACAGGATCTTGTAAAATTAAAGTGTCGTCTTCTGAAGAAGTAATGGCAAAAATTTCTTCACCAGATACTAATTTGATACTCGCGTAAAAGTCATCGTTCATGCTTTTCCCTCAGGTTGATAGTTACCATATCATAATTAAATTTTTCTTCTTTGTAAATTTTAATTCTTTCAATGAGATGGTTTAATGTGTAATTTCTTTTGGAACGAAAAGTACAATCATCAGCAATATCATAAAGTGTTGCGCTAAATTTGTTAGTGCCTTTTCTAAGAACTCTACCAATCGATTGTAAATTTCTAATTCTTGATTTAGATGGAGATGCAAATATTACATTATGTAGATTTTTAATATTAATTCCAGTAGAAAAAGTTCCGTAAGAAGCAACAATGATTGAGTTGGTTTCAGTTTCAATAATGGAACGGGCTAGTTCTCTATCCTCAACATCTACTCCACCATGGATAAAGAAGACTTTCCGATTTTCTTCTATGTTTTTATTTATCATATCAAAAAGAACCCTTCCATGATCCTCAACTCTTGCAAAGAGTACTAGAGTATTTCCTTTTAAGTCTAAGCTTAAATTTTTAATAAATTTATTTCTTTTGTCGTGAGAAATTAAGTAATCAATTTCTTCTAAGTATGAATCAAATACTCTCTCATCATGTTTTAACAAAAGAATCTTAGCATTTAGTTTTGCCAGATACCCTTTGTTCATTAGTTCCTCGGTACGAACTAACTTGTAAGATGGTCCAAACAATCCCTCTAGCACCCACTTATGAGTTTGTGTTCCGTCTAGTGTGCCAGTAAAACCAAAACGATATTTTGCTTGATGTAACTTAGTCATGATATTAGTAAGAGACTTTGCCTTAAACAAATGAGCCTCATCGCCAATCACGACATTGAATCGTTCAAAATAACTTTTCTCCAACTTATAGATAGATTGCCAGGTTGTTATTACGACAGGTGATTTTGCCTCTCGTTCCTTACCTGCATAAATTTTTTGACAATATGAAGAAGCATCCCATCCATACTCCTCAAAGTCCTTATGCATCTGCTCTACCAGAGATGTCGTTGGAACAACTAGGAGGATATTTTGTTTGCGCTCTGTATAGTACCTCACGATTGAGTAAATCATCAAAGATTTGCCGGAGGCTGTGGGGCTTATCACTAACCTTCTATTGTGTCTTAGAGCATCGAATACTCCCTCTACTTGATAATCACGAGGTTGACGATTACAAATAGTCAGCATATAATCTTTGATTCCTTCTTTAGAGATAAATTCATTCTCTTCGTAAGGTGTACCATAGAATTTATTATCGCAAAATTCATATTCATATCCTTGTCTTTTACAAAAGGATACCAACTTATCTAATAATCCAACATACAACTCTCTAGTATGTGTTGAGAATAATCTAATTTTTCCATCCCAGTATCTTTTACGATACTGATTCATGTACTTAGCACCTTCAATATCAAATGAAAAGTGATCAGATAATTCTTGATATACATGAGGCTCAGATTCAATCTTTAAAAAGACTTCATTCTTCTTGGACACGACTAACTTAGTCATCGTTACCCCGCACGAAAATTGTGCCAATCGATAATATTTTTAATCAGATATCCCCTGTTGCTTACCTGTTTGATAATATCTTCCAGGTATGTCAACATGACATCGTAGTATTTAATTTTTAAAGATGCTGTCTGAACTTTTTCATCAGCTAGCATATATCTTTGTACTGCATCTTTCTCCCTAACTTTGTAAGGAAAAGGATCGGTCTCATAAACCTTGGGATCTGATTTACCCGTATAATACAAGTGTCTTTCTAACTTAATCTTATTCTCTAAAGTTGTTGCTCTTTCTCTTAACAACTTTATATTGTTGTAGATATCAAAATATTTTGCATGAAGAGATGGAATCTTCGCTGCCTCATCATGTAAGTTGTCTTGATCAATCTGTGAGTCTTTCTCCCACATACTTTGTATAGTCTCAAGATCCATAAGTTAAGTCGCAGCTTCAATAGTGTAGAACAGATACTTAAATGTCACTGTTGCTGTAAAGTATGTATAATCAGTTTCGGTGGCAGTAAATTCGAGAGAACTCAGTGATACTGGGAACAAATCTCTAAATTTAACCCTAGCACTTACATTGAAATTGCTATTTAAAATAGCTAGAGTTCCATCACTAAACTGCTCTTTAGTATCTTTAGACCCGTCTGCAGCTGTAATTAAAGTCTTAAAGTCATCCACACTCTCAGGATATCCAAGACCATAGATCCAGTTATGAATTTCTAGATAATTTTCTAAATCTTCATCTACAATAAACTGTAGAGTAAGATCTTCAAATTGAATATTATCACCAGGAAGGTCAATAGACTTCAAGTAGTTTCCAACCTTTACATTTCCTAATTGGATACCAGGAATCTTTGCACTGTTAGAAAAGAAATCTACTTTGGGAGTTTTTACAATATTGAATTTAAATCCCGTAGGAGACAGATAATTTTTGTTTTCTATCTGCTTGCCGAGGAAGGACATTTTTATTTTTATTTAGACAAAAAAAGAGACCCTTTCGGGTCTCTCACTTCCTTCACACGGAATCTCTATTCTATCATAAAAGCACCTCTTTGCATATCCTCTTACATTCCGGCGCACTTAACGAATCGCATTCTATCAAACATTCATAATAGTCATTCTCCCTTTGTTGCTGCTCTACAGCAAAGTCATCAGCAGTCTGTTCAAAATTTCTCCACTCATCTAATTGAGCTCGAGACAGTAAGTTATGCATTTGTCCACCTTAAGTTTAGAAATATAATATAAAGGGTTTTCAGATCATGGTAGTATCTA